CCCACGTGTTTAAGCGTGAAAATATCCGAATTTTGCATTCTAGCGACGTATGTCTACGTCAATGCTCGCTACCGTTATGCAAGACAGCGGGGGAAAGTTCCCCCACCAGCCTGCTCGGACGTCCTCGAGTCAGGTTGTGTTAGGTGTTATCCCAACACTAGCCCAACGGACGAACGCCCTAGTTCGCGGCCTCATTCTAGTCCTGGAGCACCATGGTGCTGGACGTGAGGTCGTCGCGGAACTGCCTCGGCAGCTCTCCGCGCTCCTAGACGACGCGCTTGTCGAAGCGGTGTGGTTACAGCGTGCCAAGTGGCTGCTGACCTACCCCCTCGCGCGTTATCTACGGAACGAACTTCCAGCCAGTTGTGATCGGGATTTCCGACCTACTGGCTGCCTCAGAAAATGGATGCGTCAGCGTCTTACGGTCTTTAACCGGCGCAACACTCATCTCTGGTACTCCTGGCTCCAGGCCAAGCGCTCTGCGCTACCTGCCTCTGATGCCATAGTGGAGGAGACGTACAAGAAGCATTTAGTTGCTTTGACGTCTGTTGATCCTGGTGTCGAGTCCACTATCGACAAAATCTTTCAGGATCCCTGCTTCCAACGTGTCCTTGAGAAGGCACGGAGCAGCCTCACGGAGAAACTCCGGAATATTCCTCTCTTTCCCCACCTCGCCCCCTCTACCTCGGCTTGCTATGAGCTGCCTCGGAACAAGGGTGGTCAGCAAACGACTCTAGTCGTTTTGGCTGGACTCTCAAGCGAAATCTATGTGGATGAGGAGGAAGTGTGGCAGTCCAACATGGATGCCGTGTGTGATGCCGAGGACGAGACCTCGACCAGTCCACTAGCCGCCCATGCGGAGAGTAGATACCGTACCGTGGAGTCGGCGACTATGTCGCAGTTATCGATTCCTTTTCTCCGGACGGGAGACTCTTTGGTCCGCATGCGCTTCTACCCTGTGGTGCACCGATTCAACGGCTTTGGCCGAATGACGAACGTGTGCGCTGAGGTTCGTGAGAAGCATGGACGGGATGAGTGGACGACGCTCCTAGACGTCTATAAGCAGCGCAATTACGGCCGGCCACTCCGAGCTGTCATTCAGGCTGTGCTTGAGCCCTTCAAGGTTCGTGTGATTTCAAAAGGTGAGTCTCTCCCCTATTACGCGATGAAACCTATTCAGAGGGCCATGCATGGTGCACTGCGCGAAATGCCCTGTTTCCGACTAATCGGACGACCATTCTCCCCCACGGATGTTCTCGACCTGGCCTTGAAGGCAGGGAGCACATGGGAGTGGTTCTCCGTTGACTATTCTGCCGCTACCGACGGCCTCTCCTGGAAGTACTCAGGGCGCATCCTGCGCTTCCTGTTGGGTAACTTGCCCCAGCGAGAGTACGAGTACGCTCTTCGCGTCCTCGGTCCCCACGAGCTTTTGTATCCGCAACGGCGGGTCGATCGATGGGGTGCCCCGGTTTCAAAAGGCATCCAGACTAATGGTCAGCTCATGGGCTCCATCCTTTCCTTCCCTATACTTTGCCTCGCAAACCTTGGAGTCTATCTCAAGGTCACTGGTGGTCTTCAGCATGGCTGGACCGACGAGGAGAGGTTGAATCACGTTCTCGTGAACGGTGACGATATGGTATATGCAGCTCCCCCGGATCTCTGGGAGAAGCATGCTAGTGTCGCCGGAAAGGTTGGGCTCAAGATGAGCGTCGGTAAGGCTTATCATCATCCGACTTACCTCAATGTAAATAGCACCAGTTGTCACTTTGCTCTACAGAAGACGCGTGAAGATCATCGCGTGACTTCCGGAGGTGATTATGCTGTAGTGCCTAGAACTCCCTGGCAGATCGATTTCCTTAATGTAGGCCTGTTCTTTGGCCAGCACAAGGTGCTTGGAAAATCTGATAACGAGGAGAGTGAGGTGTTCATGTCGGACGAAGAGCATGCTTTCGCCGCAGCGCACTACGGGGCCGATCCGGCCGCTGGTTACTGCGCTAATATCAACCGCTTGCTAGCGGGTTCTCTGCCTGGTCGCCAGGCATCGCTGTTGGGGCGCTTCCTTCAGGTTAATTCCGCTGAAGTGTCCCGTGAGTGTTTAGCTTCTGTGAATTTCTCGAAGCACACTCAGCTCTACACGCGTAACCTATTCCTCCCTATATCCCTTGGTGGGATGGGGGTAGACCCTCCTGTCTCATGGAGGTGGCGCGTATCGAAAAATGATATCAAAAGAGCCTCGACTATCTTGTCGAATTCTTCCCTGCGGCCATCGTTTGGCCGGCCTATTCC